TCTTACTACCTTCGGCCATCATTTTTTCCCAATTTTCTTCGGACTGCATGGCTTTGATTTTTACTTCCTGCTTGACCTTAGCTTCTTCTGCTTTACCTTGCATCCACGTGGTGGCTAGCTCACCAACAAGTGTTATTAGCTGTATCATAAAGTTTCCCCATTAAAATACAAAGTTAAAAGAAACACCAAAGCTATAGCTTGCCTGTGTTGCGGCCAGATAAAAACTTACAGTCACTTGTCTGCCTTGCCATCCAACTTATCTTCAATGCGGTTAAGAGTTTCTCTAATATCTGACAACGCTATCTGAAAGTCGTCACGCCTAAGATATATATTAGGGATGTTTCTTTCTATCTGTTGAATGTCCAACCTTAATCTGCTGATAGCATCCCATACTGCTCTTAGATACCAGCCAACAAAAATAGATATAAGAGCAAAGGTTGCGTTAAATAAGTCTTGGAATTCCATAACTAAGCCTTGTAGAAAACAGCAAAAGAAGCGTTAATATCGCCAGCGTTATTGATTGTTAGACTGTCTTTACTTTCAATAGCTAAGACCTTGTGTTTATCTTTAGCTTCGCCATCTACAACCAAACCATCTTCAGCTATAAAGATACGCTTACCTTGTACACCAGAAAGCTCAATGCTTTCACCGGCAGCTACATCATGAACTTCGCCTGTCCATTCAACGTCTAGGTCTGGGTCAGTGATGCAATAAAATTCAATAGCTTCTTGTGCTATCAGTATGCAGCACTCTGCTTCGTAGTCTTTAGGGTCTGAAAAGTTAAGGTCTTGGCATCGAGTAAATGTATTCTCATATTCACCATCAGCACTAAAGCCTTTTAAAGAACCCTTAGTTAGCCAGTGAACACCACCAGAACTTGTAGGCATCGTAGGCGGGTTAAAGGTATCACCTTTCTTCTTTGCTATGCTTTTAACGATAGACACGTTATCAGCCCTATAAATAGGATTATGCGTCCAGCCAGCCATTAGATAGTTTCTCCTGATTCTGGAATAGATGGGACACCTAACTGACCAACCATTGCTTCAATTTCAGGTGAGATAACTTTATCTTTAGCTGCAAGGATATTGTTCCATTCAGACTGTGCTGCTGATGAAGCCAACACTATTTGAGTGATAACTTGTTCAGCATCATCTAAGTCTACACCCAGCTGCTGGATAGTGTATGGGTTTAAGTTTAGTGATTTATCCGCAGGTGTATAGGTTACACTAACGGCGTTATTTTTGAGGTTGTAGCCATTTACAACGTAAGTATATTTTATGTTCATTTAGTGTTTCCTATGAAAATGTGACTGTTCTAGTGCCTGTGCCATCCCAAGTTGAAGGCTGTACACCTGCCCAACCAAACACTGTTCTAGTGCCGGTTGTATTAGTCCAAACTGAGCGAGTAGCGTTTGAGGATAAAAGCGTCCCATAACCCTGAACATTCACTGATGTAAAGAAGTTTTGCGCCCTATTTCCAGACAGCGAAATATAAAACCCCGGGGGAGGGGTATTGTTATACTTAACTGTAATCCTTGCTATAGCCCTTATTGTAGCTCCATCGTAAGTCGTTGGTGATACAGAGCCGTAGGCTGGACCAGCCCCTTGATTAGTTAGAGCGAACGCTGTGTGAAAACCATACCCTACGTGGTAAGCGCCAAACGAACCTGAACCCTCAGTCACCGTAATAGTAATACCAGACTGAGTGCCATAGAAGTCACTAACAGCAATCTCACCAGAAGTAGGAACTGCACCATTAGTCCCTGAAGTGCCTGAAGGTACATAAAGCCCACCAGCATAGTATTCTGAAAGACTAATAGGGTTACTGCCACCAAACTCAGTTTGAATGTCGGATAAATCTAAAGCACCAGAAGTAGGCAAAGCCATTACTTAACCCCTTTTAGCTCATCGATTTCTGCCTTTAACTCTTTAATTGCTTCAATCATTAAGCCCATCATATTGCCATAGGCTACGGTTAAAGTGCCGTCGTCAGTTTCGGTAACTGCTTCAGGTAAGACTGCTCGAACTTCTTGAGCGATAACACCTGTTTGTCTTGGCGTATCAATATCGGTACGGTCAAAGGTGTAACCATTTAGCAAGTCTACTTTAGATAAAGCATTAGCAATAGGCTCGATGTTATCTTTAATCCGTAAATCAGAGTAAGCTGTAACGTTACCTGTTGCTGTGACATTACCAGTTACAGAGATGCCTGATGATGTAACACGCATGCGTTCTGTTTCATTAGTACCAAATATTAGATCACGGCTTGCGCTATTGGTGTATAGATTTGCACCACTTGAATCTAGAGCAATAGCAAAGTTGTAACCATTACCATCAATCTCAAGATGCCCTGTGCCAGAAGCGTTCATGCTGATGTCAGTTTCGTCTTGAATTTCAAGCCTAGACGTAGGCGAACTCGTGTTAATGCCCAATTTGCCATCACTGGTTAGCCTCATTCTTTCACTCAAGGCTGTATCAGTTGTGGATGCTCTCATCGAAAAAGCTAACGCACCAATTGTCCTATCATTGCCGTTGGATAGTAAGCCTTTAATAGCAGCAAAACCGAGAGAGTTTGCTGCATCGCCTTGGGAGCTTGCGAATAAGATTGCCCCGCCTGAACCAGCAGAAGCGTTGTCGTCAGACACTCGCAGCATGCCACCACGAGCACCTGCGTCAGTAAGAGCTGCGGTGGCTTGACCCGAACCAAAAATGTGTTGTTGCGCTCTCGGACTGCTCGTACCAATACCTACATTACCACTACCATCTACAGTAATGTCATCGTGATTAGCTATGCCCAAGTTAGTAAGGGCAGATGATGCGCTGTCTAAGTCAGATAAGTTGTTAGATGCAATTAAAGCACCTGATAGTGAAGCGTAAGCTGCGACCCATGATGAGCCTTCCCATACCTTCATGACATCATTAGTAGTATTAAAATACAGTGCACCAGTTATAAGCGCGTCACCATCATTATCTAATGTAGGATCACTTGCCTTAGCACCTAAGTATCTATCATCAAAGTTATCGTAAGCTGTCTCTGCATTAGTAGCTGATGTAGCTGCGTTACTCTCACTTGTTGCAGCATTAGTAGCAGATGTACTAGCTGCGCTTGCAGAGTTAGCCGCATTGGTTTCTGATGTAGCAGCATTAGATGCGCTTGTAGCCGCCTCAGAAGCCTTTGTAGTTGCAGTTGTTGCACTACTTGATGCACTACTAGCACTAGAGGATGCAGAGCTAGCAGATGAGCTTGCAGATACAGCCGAAGCCGCTGCATTAGTTTCACTTGTGCTGGCATTGGACTCTGAAGTAGAGGCATTGCTTGCTGCTGTTGATGCAGTTGATGCGCTGTTAGCTGCGTTTGTAGCAGAAGTTGCCGCGCTTGTTGCGCTGTTTCCTGCATTAGTTTCACTGGTTGCTGCATTAGTTTCGCTGGTTGATGCGTTACTAGCAGATGTAGCCGCTGCACTAGCTGATGCTGCCGCGTTAGTCTCTGATGTAGCCGCTGATACAGAGTCAACTATTAGGGACCAGTAGGCTGTATTGGTTAAAGATGTGCCTGCTGGCGATGCCTGTGTACAAATATAGACATTGTCTAGTTGGCCTGCACTTGTTGACTTGACCAGATCTCGAACGGAATAACTTATTGTTGTTACCGTGGCATCTGTTCCTTGATACTGACCAATCTCTTGGAAATTTGTAATAGAGTCTCCATCACTGTTCCAACCGATAACATAGTTTGCTGTTGGTGATGGTAGAACAAGTGATGCACCAGATGAGTCAGTAATCGGAAACCGGAATGAGCGATTAATGTCGGCTCTTAATTGTTGAGAAATAAATATCTCTGTATCTTGTTCACGGTTTACTGTCTCGGCAAGTAAGTCACCAGACGTTTGATAGTCTGCTGTTCTAGCAATGCTCACTACCCTTTCAATGGTAATGATGTCGCCAGTTGATGCGCCAGTAACAAGTGTTATAGCGCCGCTATCTTGTGTGTTTGCGCCTGCTACACTGTAATCAGTTGTTAGTGTGAGAATGTCTGCTGTATCGTTAGACTGTTGACCTGCTGGAGTAAGGTACACCTGCAAGTCTACATCCTCAAAGAAAGGAATAGGAAAGTCAAAGACAGTCTGACCGCTTGTTGCAGTATATTGCCGTCTAGGCTCTACATCATTAACTATAATTGTTGTTGCAGACATTTAGTCTTCTCCAGTAATCTGTTTAACAAGTTTATCACTTCCGCGTCTAAGATAAAAAAGATTCTGACCGGGTAACAGTCTCATAAATGCTTTCTTGTCTGACTCGGTCATCTCTCCCTCACCCGTAAGGCCTGATAGAGTTTTAGCCAGATTCCCTGCTGTACCAAAGCTCGGCCCTACGAGGCTCTCAATAACACTTCTTCCTGCCTGCCGACTTGATGTTGTCGTTACATCAGCTAACGATCTAAGACCGAAGTTATTACCTGATACTTTTTCTAATGTATTGTTTACTTCCATTAAAACACCAAGCACGCCAGTTCTATCAATACCTTCTATGATTAAGTTTTCAATATCATAGTTTACTTCCCTGCCAGCGTTCCATTGCTTAAAGATATACGTCATCATGCCCAGACCCATCATAGTAACCAAGCCTTGATATAAATTCGCATCTTGCTTCTGAAGCCCGGCAAGCATGATTCTGTTTTGCGCCGACATGATGAAAGACTTGAACTGGAAAAGCGTTTGCCCCATCTGTGTTGACATGACTATTGGCTTTTCTTGTCCGGGTGTAACAATAACTCGGTTAGTCTCTTGTCTCAATGCGCCAGCCCACAACTGTTCCAACTCAGGGTCATCCCATAAGTGACGGTTTGCAAGCCAGTTACCTTCACTTTTTGTTCCATGCTCTTTGATTAATGAGCCTATTCTTTTTGCTTGCTCGTCATTGATACCAAGTCTTTTCAGCTCTTTAGGTATTCCGCCTGCTACTAAGTCATCTGCTAATCTTGACTGCATAGATATGGCTTGGACAAATTTAACCGCAGTAGTCCATTGATTCATTAAGTTAATGTTGGAGAACTTTCTAGCCCCAGTACTTAGTGCTCTTTCAAACTTAGTACCGCCCCTAGTAACATCTTGTATGTCAGCAATCAGGCTGCCTCTACCATTAATAAGTGAGTCTATAGCTATACCGTAAGATTGGATTTCTCCTAGTAACGGTTTGTTTTTTTCCATTGCATAAGCAAACTTGTCAGCATTGCCAAACGCCTTGCCTAACCCATTTGACATGATTATTCTTGCAAGGTCAGGGACAGATGACGCAACAACGCCACCCATTAGCCTCATGTAGTTTAGATCTCTCGATGCCTTGCCTACTCTATGCCACATATTGTTAGGGTCAAAGTTGCCATGCACATTACGCATACGGTCAACCATAGCTTTTAGGTCCCGAAGGTCTTTGGCTTTAGATTTTTCCAGCTTAGCCCTTGCTTTCTCATTAGGTGCATTTTTGATTAAGATCGCATAGTCATCATTGATTGCTCTGAACTGGTCTTCTAAGTCAAGAGAACCGAATTGAGCTTTGATCTCAATGTCAGGAGCCATATTCATTAGATGTCTTTGAGCTAACAAGTTAATGTCATTCTCTAAGAAGTCCTGAATTAGCTCGTCAGGTATCGTGAACGTTCTAGCTCTGAATGGTGCTGACTTGCCTCTGTTCTCAGGTTTAGGATCAAACCCATCTCCAAGTCTGCTTTTGTCAGAGTATTCAAGCGTTGCGTCAGGGCTAGATATGATTCTGTTTTTTATTTCTTCAGCCCTAGCCTGAAACTCAAGGTCGTCAAAGTCGCCGTACTTGGCATCAAGTATAGCCTTGATAGCTTTTTTCCTTTCCTTTGGAGTAGCACCGTCTCTAGTCTTGAGCTGACCTCTGATCTGATTACCAATCTTAGACGGTAACGCAGCTATAACTTCATCAATCTTAAAGTTAAGAGAAGCCTCTCTATCAACTCTAGCTTGCAAGTCAATCTCCAGCTTTTCTATTTCGGCTTTTAGGCCGCTAACTTTATCTGCTGCTGCGTTTAACTGGTTTCTAGTTTTAACATTAAAGCTACCTGCTTCACGTTGCTGCCCCTTCTTGCCTTTCTCTGTACCTCTTAGCTTTTTCTTTTCCTCGGTGAGCTTTCTATTTATTTCTTTTAGCTTATCTTGCAGCGGCTTGATGCCACCTCGTTTTCTGGTCTTCTGTTGTTCAGCCCGAAGCGTCTCTATTTGACCTTTTATTTTGACCTTCTCTGCCTCTAGCTTGGGAACATCACCCTGTCTTTGTTTTCTAAGCTCTATTGCTCTATTGTATTGGGATTCATTTTCATTGCGTAGCCGCTGTAAGTCACCTTCAGCTTTCTTCAGTTTAGCCGTCTTTGAGTCTAAGGTTTTTTGGTTTGACTCTAAGGCCTTGGTCACGCCCTCTGCCTCATCGACAACAAGAGCAAGTTGAGATTGGTAATTTAACTTCTTGTCGTTCTCAGCCTGCAAGAATTTAGTTACAACATCAGTAAACGTTTCGCCGGCAGCATTTGTTTGACCCATTATAGCTTCAACATTGTAAACTCTGTTGCGGTAATACTTAGATGTTTCAGTTATTACATCTTCGTCCAGAAGCTCAGCCTTTATGCCAGCCTTTTTTAATGGCTCATAGAATTGCTGTCTCCATGCGCTTGCTGCTTTCTCGATAAGGTCATCATCTGAGCCTTGAGATACAGCTCTACCTACCAGCTCGTCAAACTCTCTCTCACCAAGTATTCTGTCAGATAGCCCCTTGCCTTCACGCTCAAGGTACTGAGTGTAAATGTCCTTATGTGCTTTTGCTGCATTAAAGAACAAGACGTTATATTGTTGTATTTTATTTTCTACTGATATGACGCTTCCGCCATCAACCTCA